ACTGCGATTGCAAAGCATTTTAAAGTAAATCGTGGCTCAATATATCAAGTGCGCTCAGGAAAAACTTGGAAAAACTACTAACGTAACAACTCGGCAAAGAACTGGTTTTGCCTAACGAGCAAGACTGAAGAAAATCGATACGATGAGATAGCCGCCGCCACGTTCAATGATCCTGTGTTCAGGGAGCTCAACAAAAAGTTAGGCTTGACAGAGAAAGACTTACGCAAGGCAGCCAAAGCCCAAAACATGGTAACCCTTTACGGGGCTGGTGAGAAGACCGGTATATTTAATGTTGAAGGCAAATTGGGCAAAGCTCTCGGGAAAGACGGTGACACATTGGTTGTGAAAGCAGCTGACCGTGATGTTGTTCTGAATGAGATATCTGCAAGGGCGGCTCGATACGAACGCTTTGATCCTGATATGGCAGCGCAGTTGAAGGCACTCCGTCAAGACGTCCGTGATGTGTTTAACAAAGGCACAGATCCAGGACATGACATCATGGAGCAGCTTTGGTTTCTTGACTCTCAGACAAAAGATCTTGTCGAGAAAATGTCACGCAGCTACAACAAAGTAGTTACCCCCGACGACTTTAAGACAATCGCCAAAATCATGTCAGCACAGTTGTCTGAGCAAGTGCCTATCCTGAAAGACTTCACAAAGTTCTTTGGGCGTCTTGCGGAAGCATACTTGAAGAATGCTAAGCCGTCATCAGCCGCTTTTGATTTTAAAGAGATCTTCAAGGCAGCAACTGTAGGTTCTGCAACTAAAGGTGTTAAGCTTCCGGATGGTGTTGCTGCTGCACTTGGATTAAATCCCAGCGAAAAGTATGCTAAGGCTTTTGTAGAGAGATTGCCCTTCTGGAACAAAATGAGTGCAATGTCAGAGCTTATTTTCGGCAGTGACCCGTCAGGCACTCGCAGAACAGGCACTGTCATACTTAAGCGGAAGTTGCTCGGTAAGACAATCTCAGATGGTGTTGAACTGCTGTATGCCAATAAGCTACCTAAGAGCTGGACTAATGTGCCTTGGGTAAACTTTGACGGTAAGACAATAGAGCAGAACTTTACCCAGTCATTTGAAGAAAAGTTAATGTATCGTGACAAGAACGGCAAGATGATTACCAGTATAGTGCAAGTGTCACAAAAGACTCAAGCTGGCTGGTGGGATGTCATGACGGGTGAGAGCGGCAAAATAAATGACATTGCTGATGCTACAAGGGCCAGAACAGCCTACGCAGTAAACGGCAATCACTCTAATGACGCAGTTATCGTAAAGAAGTTCCACTTATGGGGCAAAAAGAACAATGTCCCCACAAGCACAATACATGACGCATTCTTCGCTAATGCAGCAGTCATGACACAAGGACGAGAAGGGCTTCGTGAAATATATGCAGAGGTTCTCAAGGATAACGTGATTGAGATGACTCTCAAAGAGATGTTAAACCGAGGCCTCCCCAAAGAGGTCTACAAGAAGTTTAGGGAAGAAGCTATTGACATAGGTTTGATACCGGTGGCCGGTAGATCACGCGTGGGTGGCAAATTGCTCACAGATGAGGACATTCTTAAAGCTTTAGATATTCTAGAGAAGATCCCTGAAGGCTTCACCAAAGACCGCGCTTGGTATGGCGTTGGTTAATAAATTATGCATTAACGTCAATTCCACATAGCATTAAAAGAGCCCGTTAAATTAAAGGAAAGTGTTGACACTTGACGACACTGAGAGAGGACTCTCTGGAGTTCTCGTCTTGTTGTTATTGATTCTTTTGAATCGATGATAATGAGACTATTCTTCCATGAATATCACATTGGCGGGGCAAATTGCCTCGCTTTTTATGTTAAAGAAGCTGTGCTTCAAAAAATGAGTTGTACTCAGAGGACTTTATGCCAGACCAAACGTTAGATGATGACAAGACAGTTGTGCCACCGGTAACACCTCCGGTTGTGCCTCCCGTTGAAATCCCCGCAGATGTTCTGCAGGCGGCAGTAGACGCGGCACTTGCACCAATGAAAGAAAAGTTGAATGATGCATATGCTAAGCGCGATGCAGCCCTCGCAAAGACTGCTGAACAAGAGCAGGCTCTAAAGGAAGCTGAGCGCACCAGACTGCGCGAACAAGGTCTTGAAGCCGAAGCTCTCAAAAGCGAACTTGATGAACTTAAAGTTTCGGACGGCGTCAAAGATAAAAAGATTGTTGAACTGACCCGAAACATGGAAGTCAACAGCCTTCTGTCTGGCCTCGAATTTCGCAATGACAAGTCTCGTAAAATGGCATTTGAAGAAATTGTTGGTGAGCTTGTGCAAGATGAAAATGGAGTGTGGAAACACAAAACAGGCACAGCCCTGACTTCGTTTGTCACTACTTTTGCGCAGGATGATGACAATTCATTCCTTTTCAAGTCTAAAGAATCGAGCGGAGCAGGAACGGCGACAATCAAACCTTCGTCACCCAGCGGCAAGCCCGAATCATATTACAGCCTCTCACAAGAGGAGATGATTCAGCGAGCTAAAGCGGGGACACTACGTAAGAAATAGGAATAAAATATGCCCGTAAATACAAACTTGGCCGGTGCTAGCAATGAAGTCCTGCAGGAAGTTCTTTCTGCATACTCTGATGAAGCCTACACAAATGCCCGCAAACTGTCGGGTACCGGCATTGTAGGTGGTAACCCGCTGATTGACGTCAACACTGAAACTTTTGTTGGCCAAATGCGCTGGCACAAGCCGTTGAACCCAACTGTTAACGTTGCGTCTCTTACTGATCCAACTGACGGTATTGTTACCAGCTACAGCTCTGACTACTTGAGATACATCAAGACTGTTCGTACCCACGGTGCAAAGAAAGTAAATATGCAGCAAGTGGTTACACAGATTGATGGTCTGGCAAAGATTGGTCGTGACTTCGGCGAAACTCAAGGCCAAGACGAGCATGACGGCATCCTGGCTGTACTGAAAGGCGTTGCTCTGTCCGAAGCTTTGATGGGTGCAGCTGCTGCATCAGGTCAAGCTGGTCTTGGTGGTCAGACTTTCGAAAATGACCCCACTGAAATGCGTAATGGCTTTTATGTAGACTTGGGCGCAGACAAAATTGTAACTTCGGCAACCAGTGCAAATCAAGGCGCAGCTCGTGCTGAAGCTTTCTTGATGGCATTGGGCATGGCTTACAAAGATTATGAGCCTCCGTTTGCTTACCTGATTACTTCTCCTGAAGTTATTGCCAGCCTTCGCTCCGCCAACTTGGTCGATCAAGACCGTGTTGTAGATGGCAGCGTTGAGTTTAGCACTATCTTCCAAGGCAAGCTGCGTCTGATCCAGACACGTGCCGCTCAAGGCCTGACCGTGGGCGAACGTACTAAGATCAATACCGGTGCAGGCGTGGACATTATTGGCGCAAAGACCTCTTTCATTGTTCTTCCGGGCGCTTTGGCTATGGAAGGCTTGACAGTACCTGAAGCCACCGAAATTGATCGTAACGCCAGTTCTTACCTTGGTGGTGGTACAACTACCATCTGGCGTCGTTGGGGCTATGTTCTTGCTCCTGCCGGTTACGATTGGGTTGGTAGCGAAGAAGCTTTCCCAAGTAATGAAGCGTATCGTTACGTTGTTGAAGCAGGCGTTGGCATGACATTGACTAATGCCACAACTGCACTGGCCAACACCGTGGGTACCTGGAAGCGTAAGACTGCGTCCGCCTTGTCTCTCGGCATTCTGCCTGTATTCCACGCTTAAGGTGAGCCATGAGTATCATCAAGGGTATTAACTCTAACGTCTCTATGTCAGAGGCTGATGAGTATTTTTCCACAAGGGTTGACAGCGCAGTGTGGTTTGAAACTGCTCACGCTGGACGAAAAGCCGCACTTGTCAGCTCAACTGGTATTCTTGATGAACTCCGTTGGGCAGGCGTTGCAGCTGACCCCGCTCAAGATTTGGCATTTCCTCGCAAAGGTCATTATTTTGACCCTCGTATTGGAATGAATGTAGCTCTTGAAGGTTATCCTAAAAGAGTTAAAGTTGCAACTTATGAACTTGCGCTGCACTT